GCTCCGTCAGTTCATCGGTCATGACACCGTTATCGAACTTACGAACCTTGATCTTCGTCATCTCCTTGCACGTCAGCTTCTTACCGCAGAGTTTAGCTACACGAGCATAATCGCTTGCTTCATTCTGCAATGCCTGACATACAGGACCGACGAACTTGCCCTGATAATCCATGCGACGAAGTGCCGCTACCGAGAAATACCCGAACTCTCCGTTTCGTTTCACTACGATCAGTGTTTCAACTGCATCACTGTTCGGACGAACGGTGCGAGTAAAGGGTTTGATGTCAGCTTCCGTATCAGGAAATTCGATAACTTCGTTCGGTGCAATACCGTAAGTTACGATACCTACACCTTTCTCCTTCAGAAATTCAGGAGATACTTCAGCGACTACACGTCCACCAGGAGCTACAATCTTCGGCAGATTTTTTACTTCAGAAATCTTCATCTTTTATAAATAAATTAAATTAAACTTCTATGTACTACAATCACGTTTATTTTATACTTGTGATGTACTACGAACTTGTCGGGAGCTTTGGTACCTGTTGGTGGCTTTGGTTGATGGAAAAAAGAAGGAGAGCAGGGATTGCTCCCCACTCTCCAATTATTATGCCAGCTCCTCGAATAACGAGACTGGTTTGAGGTCAAACTCTCCCTCAAGCTTCTCACGGTCCTTGTTGAACCGCTGGAACTTAAAGGACTGGTTCTCCGTGACTTTGAGCCGCTTGCCTGCGAGGAGTTGGGCGACCTCCAACGCATCACCGCAGGTGAGTATGCGCAGATTGAGGTCGTGTTTCTCGCGAATGGCTTCCATGTATTCCGAGCGACCTTCAGGTGCGATCTGACAACCGCGCTGAAACGTGCTAAGCGGGAACCAGCGCCACACTCCGTTGATGCAGCAGAGTATCATGAGACCCCGAACGGTAATCTCCTCACCGTCTTTGTTGACGGTCTTAAACTCCTTCCCCTGCTTGATGAGCTGGATATCGAAGTCCTCAAACTCGACCGTATCACCCTTCAACAGCAAGTTCTGGGTGAAGATAGTCTTCGACTTCAAGATTTCGACAGTAACGTCGTCGAATCCCTTGTTGGCTGCATCTTGCAGCATTTCGGCCCTCTTGGCGCCTTCTAATTGTTTCATAAACGTGATGAGTTAAAGATGAATGATTAGTTAGTGATTCGCTACCTTTCAGTAGCTTTTGTTATTTAACCAGTGCTCGAAGTGCTTGTAGCTTAGCTTCGAGTCCTGCAATGTACATCTCAACAATTACATTGAGCGGAGTAGTAACAGTTTACAGTGTTATGAGAAATAGCTTCGATAGAAGCTATTTCATCTGCAACACGTTGAGTTCTGTCATCCATAGCAAAAGCTATTAAAGAAAGGGCTCAAAGCCCTTTCTTGATCACACCTGCCCACATATCGCGAGCGACATCCATGAGTGCACGGTCTTCTTCCGTGACCTTATCGACGTTCTGCAGCTTGAGCGGCTCCTGATAAGTGTAACGAGGTCGAGCAGTGCCACAATTGTGAACATCCGACATAGATTCTGCTTCGATGAGCAGGTTGTGAAAAACAGTCTGTACCATGGTTTGATAGTTTGATGAGTTTCCGAGAAGCACTATTGCTATCTAAATAATATTCAGATGTTTTGGTAAAAGAGAAAAAGAGTAGAGGTTGCCCTCTACTCTGATGGAATCCTGTACTTCTTCATAAGCTCTCGAAGCTTATGAATATCTTGGACTATTGCTTTAATTTGCTCTACTCTCTCTGCAGTAGTAAATCCTTCACCTCGAACAGCTTGATGAAGGTCATCTACAAACAGACGAAGATAGAGCCTCGATGGGTTTTCTGAAAGAAACCTCTCATATCTTTCAAGAGCAAGATCTACTTGCCTGTTAAGAAGCGCATCTTCCAAGGTATTTAATAGGAGAGTACCTGCTTCCAGTTGAATTGCTGCTGTAATCTTGGGAAAAGTTTCCCGTAACTCTTCGACATATGTCATAGTGATATTAGATGAAAAGGTTTGACATATAGACAATTCAGATGCTTTGGTTTCTAAAAATAGAACTTTTGTCAGAAATATTTTACTCGAAATTTTTTTCGGTTTTCCATCTGAAACCCCCAGGGGGAGTTTTAATAGAGTATCCATACGTGTATATAATATATACAATATCCATATGTATACATGATATCTTATAATCCATATGTGTACACAATACATATCTAAAGTACAACCCTTTTCCAAACCAAATAGGGTGGGGGGGGCAACCAGACAGGTATATAGATCTGTTCGAGCGCCTCCGCGAAGCGAGAACATATATAGATAGGTATCTCTCAGGGCATATAAGTGTATCTCCCAGGGCACTTTTTTAAAATAGGTGTATCAAAAACGACACCTTAGTGTATCTCCCAGGGCTATTTTTAAATTGAATATACTATATCAAATTCTTATACACTTTAAATAAATATTGGTATAAATATTTGGTAATATTAAATAAATGTTATATCTTTGTAATATTAAAAATATTAATTTATGGATAATAAAGTACAACACATTCAAGTCCCTCATGATTTGGGGGTTGCAAAAGAAATTAAAATGAATCCTACTGATTATCTCATTTATGGTTATATGAGAAAAAATATGGATAAAGATACATTCCAAACTTTTGTTTCACTAAGAACTCTTGCAGAATTAGCAAGAGTATCTATTAATACAGTGCAAAGTAGTATTAAAAAACTAAATGCAGCAGGTGAAATTAAAATTCTAGAAAAGAAAAAAGGTAGGAGTAATATTTATGAGATTCAAAAATCAGGAAGATATTTTGAAAGATTTACTTACGAGTTTATGGATGCAGAGAATACTACTCCTGAAGAAAAAGGAGTTCTATTAGCAATGCAACAATACACTAGTACAAATGATGGACAATTTGCTATTACAACTAAAACTAATAAAGAACTTGCAGCAAAAATGGACATAAGTACTAAAGTATTAACTAGAGTATTTAGACAATTAGAAGATAAAGGTATTTTAATTACAAGTAGAACATCTGCTTTAGATAAAATATCGGGATTACGTAAATCTGCTAAACTTATTGATTTATCTTTAGTATGTCAAGCAATATTATTTGTAAATCAAAAAGTAGATCAACATTCAGAACAGATTGAAAAACATTCAGAAGATATTAAAAATCTACGTAAGGAAATTATGAAATTAAAACAAGAAAATGAAAAACTTCTAAGTAGATTAAATACTAATTCTGATTTTAATTTTGCATAATATGGACACAACAAATATGACTATAACAGATATATCATCCATTACAGGACCAATAGGAATAGTAGGAGCATCTAGACAAACAGGTCCTTCAAGTATAACTACAACACCTAATCCATATATAGGTACTGCAACTACTATGGCAAACTCAGCAAGTACTACAATAACTAATCTAAAAAACGAGTTAGAACAAAGAATTGCAGCTTTAGAAAGCGTAACAAGTTATTTATTATCTAAAGTTTCTGAATTAGAAAATAAAGTAGATAATTTAACATCTAGAATTTCTGAATTAGAGAATCCAAATCGTTGTAAATTAGATCCAGAAATAGGTGCTGTAATTTGTGATTTATAAAAATAATGTATATATTTGCAAAATAATATAAAACAATTATTATGAACGATATCACATACAGACCATTCATACGAGATAGTGCTTTAGGAGATATTAATATTCAAATTCCAAATCTTGAAATACCTGTATATAAACCCAGATATTCTCAACCTTTAGAAGATGATACAGAGACAGAAGTACAATCTCAAGTAGAAGAGATAAGAAATCCAGAACCAATAGTTCAAGAAACTACAGTTCATAAATTCAATTCTAAAAAGGATTTCAAAGATACAATGCTTCCTATTTATGAAAGATTATTAAAATCAAAAGGTTTAAATCCTGCATTTGCTAAATCATTAGTAGCACAAGACGGATTAGAATCAGCTTGAGGTTCTAAACCTGCAGGATTATACAATTTTGGAGGTATTAAAGGAAAGGGAACAACCAAACGAACTAGAGAAGTTATTAATGGTAAGGATGTTTATATAAATGATCAATTTAGAAATTTCAAATCACTTGAAGATTATGCAAATTTTAAAATTGATCTATTAAATAATAAACGTTATAAAGCATTCTCTGGAGATATAAAAGAGTTTGCAAATAGAGTTCATAGAGGAGGATATGCTACAGATCCAAGATATGCAAATATTTTAAATCAAGTTATAGCTTCTGCTAAACATGGAGGAGTATTAAAATTTCAACAAGGAGGAATTCAAGAAGGAAAACAGTGGCTTGAAGATTGATATAAATCACGTAAAGGTTTAGTAAAACAAAATGTTAAACAAGTTCTACCAATTCCTCTCCCTGTAACTGAATCTTTAGTATTTAATGCACTTAAAAGAAATTTAGATCTTACTAGAGCAAAGATAAATCCTAGTAAAGTTCCTGATAATGCTTCAGGAGTTTATTATCCGTTTGGTAGAAGAATATTTTTAACAGATGGATCAACTAGTACTGCAATTCATGAATGAACTCATAGTAGTTTACCTGATGCACAAGAGAAAGTAATTAAGAAGTATCAAGATAATTTCGGAGATACAGTATATGATAATAAAACAATTGCTCCTGATGAATATTTAGATAATCCTCAGGAAATTTATGCTAGATTAATGCAATTAAGATATAGTATTAATGCAGATCCTAATCATAAATTTACTAAAGAAGAAATACAGAATATTAAGAAGGAACATTTAGATCATTATACTCTTACAAATAGACTTAAAAATTCAGAAGGCAAAGGTAGTTTCTCAGTATCACAGTTTGATAAAGATGGAAAGATAATTCAATTAGAACCATTTAATCCTGAATATAAAATTGTACCTGAAGAGTCTACAGTTACTCCACATTATAATAAAGAGAATACATATAATTTATTGAATAGATATAGTGATGATTTCTTACTTTATTTATTTAATAATGTGGCTCAAGCGCCTACTAAAAAGAAGGATGCCACATTATATGCTCAGTTAGGGTTAAAACTTCCAGGTTTTCAAAATTCAATACAAGTAACAGATAATGAACGAAAACCAAACCTTAGTTATCCCGTAAATACTGAATATGGAGATTATATTCCAAATAGTAATTATCCTAATTTAGATTACTATCACAAGTTTGGACAAACTGATAATAAATTTAAAGAACTTGCAGAAATTCTTAAGCCTATATTTGTACAAGTATTAAAAGAAAAAAATTTGCCATTAACTCAGGTAGATAATTTAGTTAGACAAGCTGCTCTTGAAAGTCAATACGGACTTGATCCAAGAGGATCAAGAGGTTTTAATCTTGGAGGAATAAAATGGAATAATAACCAAACAGATAGAGAATGAACAAAGCATAAAGATGGAGAAAAATATATAGACTTTGAAAATCTATATGATTATGCACAATATAAAGTAGATTTACTAAATTCTAGATATAATGCACTAACCGCTACTAGCACAAATGATTTTGTAGATAGACTTCATGGAAACAATGATACTAACTCTAATTATAGTCAAGGTAAAGATAATTATATAAGAACTTTAAATCGAACAACTTCACTTAATAAATATCTTTCAAATAATGGACAATAAGTTATATGATAAAGTAATAACAAAACTGCAAGATAAAGATACTCCAAAAATTGAATTAAAAGATTATGGTTTTTATAAAAATGCAGCTGTAACTTTTATTAAAGATTCAAAAGTATATTATGCAGTTTTAAATAATGGATCTAATGGTAGTGAAAACTCTATATTAAATCCAATGAAAGAAGTAGTTTCAATTATGGAACTATTAAAACAAGAACATGAAGAAATAGATGATGTTACACTTTGTGACGTGTTCATTGATATTCCAGATGATGTTTATACTTGAGTATTTGTAATATACTTAAAATAAACTTTTAAATTAATAAATATATAAATACATGTTTGCATTAAGAAAAATTACAGGTAATGGAAGTGAATTAAATTTCGACTTAGGAGACTATTATGTTTTAATTACAAAAGAACGTTCTCCAGAAGAATTTGAAGATAAAATGAAAGACCATCCTAGTTATGATGAGGCTTATGCTTTTATTTGCTGGAAAGATGGAGTATTACCATTATATAAAGAACAACAAAACTATATTGTTTCTGGAAATGGAACAACTTATAGTAACTTAACATATAAATAATTATGAAAACAATGACTTGAAAAACAAAATTAATTATTGCTGCAATCGTAATTGCTTTAGTATTAGCAGGTTGTGGTATCGTATCAGCTATGAGCTTTGGAAGTCTTTTGCTGGCTTTAACTAGCTTTGTAGTAGGAGCTGCCTGTGGATGGTATGCAAAAAATATTTATGATAAGTATTTTAAAGATAAGTAATGAAAATATATAAAATATTCTACATATTAGGATTAATGTTTATGACATTATTCTTTTTAAGTACGCTAAACTCAGTAACTCCAATCTATGCGTTACTGAGTTTAGTATCTTTTATAATTAGTGCAAAATATTATAAAGAAAATGATTAAACAGTTTATAACGCAGAATATTGCGAGTGGGGGGGGGGTTAACTTCAAAATTAATTTTCAAGGAAATATTTTAGCAGTTAAATATGGAACTGAATTAGAATTCTATGTTGGAAGTACTACCCCTCAATATAAAGTTAAACAATGGGTTGGGGCATTAACTACAAATACTCTTATACTCCCTTCATGATATGTTAATGATCCTAATGGTTGAGGCTTTATTTTATATATTGTAAGTAGTGAACTTGCATTAGATATGCCTAGAAAATATTATTTTAAAGTATATATAGATGGAACATATATAGGAGACACTACTGTAGATAGTATTAATGGCGGGTTGTCTTTTGCAGGAATATATTCAGGTTCATGTAAAACAATTGAACTTATATGAACTATACTTCCTACAAATATTATATCACTTAGATATGACAAATATACTCCAGGAACTTGAACAATGAGTACTAGTGTGTTAGCTAAATACCCATTAGCTTCCGATTTAAGCTTAAGTGTAAGATATAGTGAAGGAGAAGGTACCAGTCCTATAGCTACATGGTCTATGTCAGAAGGTTCCACGAGTTTACAGAACAAAACCATTGCATTATTTGGAAAATCTCCAAAATGTTTAATAATTAATCCATCACCAGCATATGTTAGTACATGTGTTTATGCTCATAATCCGTATTCAAACTATGTATGTTTTAATATAGATGATTGTCCAATGTATAAGGATGATCTTGGATATGAAACATGAATGGATGTTGCAACAGCATTATGGGGAGGTGTAAGCACAAAGAATGGATGGCCTGATATAACTATGACTACAGAAAATGATGAGATGGCCCCACTTAAATATCTATCAGATGATGCAAAAACTTTACTGTTTATGTGGGCTCCAGAAAGTATGATTTCGATTAAGCAAATAAAAACTTTAATGTGGGAAGATACAAAATATCCTGGAGGTACCCAATATATTTATTACTACCCAGATTATCCTGGAACAGAATTAGGAGAAGAAATTGTAAATAAAGGAATCTTCTTATCCTTAGATTTAAATAAAGCAACTATGGAACCTGCTAAATGAAGAGGACCAATAGATTAAACAAAAAAGGAACCCAATTGGGTTCCTTTTGTTTTAAGTTCTCATTTCTACACTAAATACTTCGAAATTAATCTCTACGTTGTTGCAATAAATGTAGCACCAACAGAATATACTGTAGTATCATTAAGAGTAGCTATATCTCGTGCAAATAGTTTAGCCTTATTTCCAAGATCTTCTGATTCTGTAAATATCATAAAGAATCCTTCATTTGAATAATATATAAGGTTCTGTATACATGTGTAAGAACTTGCATCACTAATTACAAAATGACATGTAGAAGAACCTGCTCTTATCATTAGGTCAGACTCACCTATTCATTGATCCCAATCTGCAGGCATTATAACACATTCTTCTGAATATTTATTTCCCTGCATAAAAGTAAGTGATGCAAATGCTGCTAAAGAAGAATTCTTTGGATTTCCACTAAGGCCATTAATGCCATTAAATAAATCTACAGGAGTATCTAATTCTTGTATAACAGAGTCTCCTGTAAAAAGAAAATTTCTAAATTCAGAATCAGGAAATTCTGTTATATTAAAAGCAATCGGATATCCAAAAATGCCTCAACTTCTTTGAATCTCTTCTATAACATTAACATTATAAGGTGCTGCAACTGCAGTTAATGTATTATAATTTCCTGAAGAATCTAAATCTGTAGGTTTTGCTAATTGTAATATGGCATGGAACTCATCATTACCCTCATGATACGTGCAGGTAGCTACTAACACTATACTTTACTTTCAGGAAATGGTGCTAATTTAATCTTGTTTATATTTTGTGATATAAATGTTTTCATTTTCTTTTATTTTTGTTTCTTGTTCAAATTCAAGAATTTTACTATAAAACTCAAAAAAGAATTCTTCGAGTGTTATCTTGGAATTCCTTTTTGCATTTTCTAATAAATCATTCATAGTTATTACCGTTTAGGAACTCCTCCAAACTTATCAGCTTGATTTTCTGGCCAAACTGAATAATAACTTTTAGCTCTAAGTTTAGCACTAATTCTTCTAAGACCTACTCAGCAAATACTGCATAAACCAGGGCCAGGTAAATAAAGCCATCCTCATCTAATACTCTGTCTTGTGTGGCCTCATTCATGATCTTTAATGCTGTTTCTATTATATTTTCTAGCAGATTCTCCCATTAGGATATATAATCCTAATGAAATACCTCCAGGAAAGTCACCAGCATAAATTGGAATTCCTTTATATGTTTCTTTATACTCTACATTATAGAGTTTGGTTAAGATGAGACCTAGGAGACACTGAGGGAACTCCCAGATCCATCTTAATAGTTTAATATATCATTTCATATGTTATGCTTTAAAAAAGTATAGTTTTTTCCCATGTGTATTTGGAGAAATATCAATGTGTAATCAAGAGATTTCACCTTTATTGTCTCATTTTTCTACTCGTATAGGATACCTAAGTTTATCTTGATTATTTTCGAGGATTTCTCGCATCTCTTTAGCAGTTAATTTAGTTGATATTAAATCAAACGCTTGACCTTTATAATGATAGCCTGTAGGAGTACCAACTCCACATCCAGGTTCTCTATAACCACTATAATTTCTAGATCCTCCTGCGTATCAATTGTTACATATAAGAGGAACATTTAGAATTTCTCTAACATTCTCTAAAGCTTCAAGAGCTTTTGGATCTAGAAATTTTATAGCATCATCACCATATTGATTGTATATTTTAGATGATACTAATTCTTTTACTTGAAAATATTTATTTGCTTGCATATTAATTAGTACATGGATTATATAAGCATGCTCATGCATGTCCTATAAAAATCTTATTTCTAATATAATTATCTTCAATTTTATCTAACATTGTATAAAGCTCTGAAATTTTATATAATCAATGCTCTCCTTTATTTGAAGATTTTATAATTAAAGGAGTAAAGTTAAGTTCTTTAGATATAGAGGCCACTATTTTGTTTGCATTCTCAGAATATTCATCAGCATCATATAAACCATAAAAATCTTCATTTATAATAATATCTTTTAGCTGAGGTTTAATTCCAAAAACTTTAAACCGCTCTCACTCTATCTGAGATAAAAATCCAGAGGACAATCTTTTTGAAACAGTATCAATATATACTCTAGCGTAGTATTCTTCTGCAACTTTGATTATATCTGGCATAGTTTCTTTTAATGATTCAAATGAACCAAAAAATAAATCTTTACAGATTCTTTTTTGAGTAGAATGACCATCTTTCAATCTTGAAAGAATTATTACTCTTACATAATAATCTTTTTCAAAGTGAAGAATAGGTTTTAATATCTCTAAATTATTTATCATTATTTAAGGTATGTGTTAATATTATATATGAGATAATCTCCTACCAGATTTTCGTCTATATAATTTGAAGCTTCATTTACTGCAGTTTGTCCAGTTATAATAGGTATTCTTATCTGTTCAACTGCACTAAGTATAGTATCTATTTCCCCTGCAAAATAATAAGAAAGTACTGCATAACTTACTCCCATATACATATTAGAAGCCATTCCATCTTTATCTACACATCTTAAATCAAGTTGAGGTCTTGTTATACTAGAAACTAAATCTACACGTTTAGCTCAATTAGTTTGTAGTTTACTTATATATGGATGGCTATTTGCATTAAATTCTAAAGTCATAGGATTGTTTACTACTAATATTCCTGCACTTGAATTATATAAATCTGCTTTAAACATTCCTTGATAACTTCTAAACTGACTATTATCCATATAAAGATTAGTGTTTACTGCAATATATTCTCCTGACGTAGAAAACCCTGTGGGAGCTATATAATCGTATTTTGGATTAGGGTTACATATTTCAATAGTTGCAGAATTAAACGTCATACGTTCTAATGAAGATATTGGAAACAATAAGTTTACAGGTATAGCAAAATTCTTATGATCGAAACCAATACCTGTATCTTCTATTGTTCCCACAGATACAGTATAGTTTACAGGTAGTGGAGTATCAACTCCCAAATAAGTAAATGTTAAATTTACAGTTATTTTAAAATATTGTTCTTGATCATCATAATCTAAAGGATAATTAAATGAAACCCCAAATAAGTAATTAGCCGTGCGTAAGGGGTCAATATTTGAATCTGTAATTTTTGGAACTGTATAATTTGGGCCATAAAAATAAAAATAAGACTTATTTATTTTTTTACCCCCCCTGTTTTGAAAGATAAATTGTTTTATCATACCTTTATTTTTTACCCTTATTTCACTTAGCAGCATTCTGAGCAAATATAGCACGCTTTCTAGTTACAGGATTTTTACTATGTGTTAATTCTTCAGTAGTTTTACCTGTCTTCTTTTTAGTAGCATTAAATTTACCTCTATTTTCTGGTTTAATATGGATCTTACTTCCATTCTTCATCATTTCAAGATAACCTAACATAATATTATCTAGATTACCTTTTTCATCTGCAGGTTTACTATATGCCTGCGCAATTTTGTTTAAAATTTCATCGTTATATTTCATAATTATAATATTAATAATTGAATATGCACATTATTTGTGCAAATATAGTTATTTATTTATTTAAATACAAACATTTTACTGATTTATTTGGATATACAAAAAAATTATTATATATTTGCATCATCCAAATAAAATTATACAATAATTTAAAGAATTAGATATGGCTAAGAAACAACACGATTTAAGCTCAGGACTCTCATGACTGGGGACTATCCTACAGTATATTAGAGATTATGGAGTATGTAGTATCTTTAAAGCCTTAATCATCATGTTTATGTTAAGTATTACTTTGAGAATATGTTATGATCCAACATTTTTATTTGATAAGTATTCAGAATATATGAGTCAGAAACATTCACAAGAATTGTTAAATAGGATTGATGATGATAAGAAAGTTAAAGATCTACTTCCAAGACTATTATATATGTCAGGTGCAGATAGAGTATGAGTAATACAATATCACAATGGTATTTCTGATTGATTATATGGTTCTATGCGATTTGAGTTATGTGGAGAAAACGCACACTCAATCAAAGAACAATATGATAATTTTCATCTTAGTTGATTAAATCTTCCTGATTATTTAAAAACACATAATCAGTTTATCGGTAACTTAACTACTTTAGAACAAATAGATCATGTAATGTATGATCGATTTGGAAAAAATAATATAGAATATTTAGCATGTACTCTACTAAAAGATGATACTGGAACTCCAATAGGAATTTTAGGATTCACTTGAGAAAAAGAAAACGAAGTAGGATATGAAGATAGTACTATTAAAGAGAATTTAATTAGATACGGAGCAATAATAGAACAATATATAAAACTAAATGTTATAAATAATGCCAAAGTTAGATAATGTAAAAGAAAAATATGTTAATGGTTATCAAGTAGATAAAGAGACAGAAGATGTTATTTATTCAGATGCAAAACATCTATACTTAGATAAATATGATAATAAGCCTTATGTATCAGTTACTACTCTAATACATAAATATGTTAATGAGTTTGATTCGGCATTTTGATCTGCTTATAAAGCTTGTGAAGCTTTAGTTGATTCAGAAATTTTTAAAGTCGTAAAGACTTCATTATTAAATACTAAAAGATGAGATCCAAAACTTCTTGAAAAATTAAAAATTAGTAAAGAAGAATTTGAAAGTAAACGTACTGAGATCCTTCAATCATATGAAACTGAAAGAAATAAATCTTGCGAAAGAGGAACAAAAATACATGCTCAATTTGAGAATATGTATTATCAATCTGAAGAACAAGATCTTAGGAAATTCGGTCTTGGAGGAAAGTTCACTTGTAAGAAGGGATATTATCAATTGGATTTAGAAAAAGGAGTTTATCCTGAATTTATGATTAGTTATAAATCAGAAGATGGTTTATTAAGAATTGCAGGACAACTTGATTTACTTATTAAAGATAGGAACGATATCATAATTGCAGATTACAAGACTAATAAGAAATTAGAAAAAGAATCATTTTATAATAGAGCTACTAAAAGTAGAACTATGATGAAATTCCCAATGAATAATATTATGGACTGTAATTTTTATCATTATACATTACAATTGTCATTATATGCATATTTATTACAGAAAATTAATCCAAACTTTAATATTAAACGTTTAGTACTAATACATATTGACCATAATAATCATATTACAGAACATGAATGTGATTATTTAAAATCAGATGTAGAAACAATGTTGAAACATTATAAAAGAGATATAAAGATTAAATCTGAGTTGGATTTAGATAAACCTATAGTATTTTAATTATGGGATGGATAGATATTATTAGTGGACATGTCGATGAAGCTCTTGGAAAAAACGAAGACTTATCTGAAAAAAGATTAGCGGTTTGTAAAGAATGTCCATTATACAAAGAAACACCAATGGGTCCAATATGTAATCCTAGATTATATATTAATGAAAATAATAAAACAGACTATTCAGATAGACCAAAAATTGGATATAGAAAAGGATGCGGATGTGCTCTTAATCGAAAAACAAAACTGCCTGCAGCAAAATGTATAGTAATGAAATGGTAATATATTATATTTATAAAATACATTTTCTTTGCGGATTTCCGAGTGGCAGATATTATATAGGAAAACACAAGCATACTGGAGATTTAAGTAATGACAAGTACACTGGATCAGGTAATTTTTTGTAAAGCATATTATGAAGAAAGTTAAGAATATAATTATTGGATGGTATAGAAAAATATTTAATAAAAAATCTGAATTAGCAGAAAAAAGACTGGCAATTTGTAGCACTTGCTCGTATAAAACAAAATTATGTGGACAAGATATTTGTGATCTTTGTGGATGCGTATTAGATGCAAAAGTAAGAGTTGAAGACGAACAATGCTATAACAATAAATGGTAATAAGTTAAATTTAAAAAATGTAAATGATTATGGGAAAAAATCTTTTAGGAAATGCACACATGCAAGAAATGGGAGTTCATCTTATGGGAGCAAATATTAAACATGAAACAAAGGAGTTAACTCCTGAGGAAATTGCTGCTCATAATAAAAAAATGGAGGAAGAACAGCTTTTAACAGCAAATAGATTACTTGAATTAAATAAAGGTACTAAAGATGCATCTAAAATGAAGGTAGCTGCAACTGGATATACTGTTATTATAAAACCATTTGAAAAAAATCCTTATAGAGAAATTAAGACAAGTGCTTCAGGTTTAATTCTTCCAGGAGATCTTTTTGCAGATACATATAAGTCTGATGATACTGGTGAGATGGAGAGAGCCGAACAATTCATTGCATGTGGTACTGTTATTTCTGCAGGACCCGAATGTAAATACGTAAAACCTGGAGAGGATATATATTACAGAAATTCTGTAGCACCCGTTCCATTCAATAATATGGGTTATTACGCTATCAGTGAACAAAACATTATATGTCGAGTAATTGAAAAGGACAAAGAATAATATGATAAACGAAATTGAAAAAACGTTTTTTAACCCAGGAGATGTAGTCACTTTAAAACATGGTGATCTTACATCTCCTGTTATGTATGTAGTAGAAAAAATTACACAATCATACAAACATGGTAATGAAATAACTAATATCTTTAAAGGTATTAAATGTAGATGATTTGATAAGAATATGGTTTTACGTGAAGCAGTATTCTCAACAAAAGATTTAAAATTTTATAAAAACAAGTAATTATGAAAGCTTATTTAAACAATGGTATAACAATAGAAGGCACTATAGCTGAAATTAAAGAGTTTTTAGAAGGACAAAATTATACAATTACAACTACTCCAAATACTACTCCTATTTGGATTTATCCTTCACAACCTTTAGACCCTAAATATAATAAATTTGAAATTACTTGCTCTACAACAGATATTAACAATAAAACAATATCATCATGGAACAAGAAGAATTAATGCAATTTGTTCAATGACTTCCATCTAAAGTAGAGGAATTCCAAAATAAAACGCCTGAAGAAATTGTAGGAAAATTAAATGAGTTAGCACAAACAGAAGATGGTATGAATACTATTTCTGGATTGATTAATCAATTTAAACAAGAGCAATCTGCAGGAATGTTTAAACAAGGAGGCAAACTTGCTTATCTTGTTAATAAATTTAAAGATGGAGGATCTGCAAAGAATGAGCGTAAAGAAAATAAGAAGGTTGTAAAAGAAGGTAAGAAATCTTCTAAATTCAATCGCACTGCATATAGAAATATGAAATCTGCTATTAAGGATCAAGATCTTGGATTAAGTAGAAGAGAAGTCAAAGCAGCTGCAATGAAAAATATTGTAGGAGATAATTCTAAACCTAAAGTAACAAAAACTGAAGGTTCAATTGTTTCTCAACCTTTATCTTTTGGAGTATCTATGAAAACTGGAATTACTCCTAAAGTAAATGTACAAACTAATGTTACTCCTGATTTATCTCAAGGTAATTTCAATCAAGCTTTTGCAGCAGCTAGAAGTGCAGGACTTACTAGCTTTACTTGAAATGGAAAATTATATGGAACTCAATTAGCTCCAACAAGACCTGCTCCTAAGAAACCAAAACTTCCACAATCTAATCTTGGATCAAGAAATATTTCTGGAGCAGAAGAAGCTGGAATGTCTGCAGCTAAAGGAATTAGACCAGCAAATATGAACGAAGAACTAGTTGCAACTAATCCTTTATATAGTGATTATATAGTGGCATCTAATTTAGGTAATCCTAATAGGTTTGATAGTAGATATATAGGACCTAGAAGTATGTCGGTCAATTATGGAAATAATGCTACTTTAGGATCTATTCCTATTGAACACCGCATCAATCCAAGAAACCTTGGTTCATTTTTCCAAGAAGGAGGTAAAACTTCTCAAAGAAAATCTGATAAAGCTCGTAAGGAATTTCATGGAGTAGATTTATTTGAATATGGTCCTAATAAATGAGTACATAATGGAGCACAAGTTGCTAGAAGTTTAAAACCTGGAGTTAATCAAACTGTATTACCTAACGGTGTTGGTTTAAGACAAATTACTAGAAATAATATTACAACATCAGAATTAGTATCTCCAAATAAACAGGATACTCTTTATATACACAATGGCATTGGAGGTAGAGTAGATAGTAATATAGATGATTCTGGAATTCTTGGATTTTTAGGATTGAGACGGTCGTCTCCTGTAAGTAATAGATATAAAGAACTCCAATCAAAGTTTGGAGCACAAAAATTTGCTGAAGGAAAAATAATTCCTAAAATAAAACGAGACACTGTTGTTAATAATGTAGGTAATCTAACAGATAGAGGTGTAATAGATAGAGAAATGATTATTGCAGGTACGATTCCAGGAACAAATAATCAATTAATCGACTCTATTCGTAGACATGTAATTGCTCCAACTTTTGAAAATCCGTACTTAGGTACTCAAACTATGCCTGGAGATACCTTATATTATCGTACTTCTGGAGTATATACTCCTTCAGGAAATGCGCTTCAGAGGGTTCAAGACAATAATTACAAACCTACAAAAGAGGAAAAAGAAAAATTAAATAAAAAGTAATGCTAGATTTATTCCTTTATGATAATGTAACATGTAATCTAAAGATTAACGAATACGAAATACTATTAATAAAGGAGTTTGCAGCGCTGTGAGATATAGAAAGAAATAAATGTAAAGAAGATCCAAAAGGAACAAAGAGGTTAAGAGCTTGAAGAGAATTTAAATATATATGGTTGTTTTGTGACTGAAAAAGTCCATATCAACAATACTTAGAGAGACAAAAGCATGATGCAGCTATGGAAGATTCTGGATTAACTCAAGAAGAATGAGATGATCCAGTCTTCCATGCAGCAGTTAGAAAATACATGGAAATCAAAGATTCTTCTAGAATACTTAGCCTTATAAAAACAGCGTATCGAACTCTTGAAAAAATGAGAGTATCTTTAGATAATATAGACCTTGAAGAGAGAGATAATAATAGTAAACCTATCTTTAAGGCAAAAGATGTATTAGCTGATATTGCTAGTATTGGAGTTATGGCAGATAAATTAAAAGAACTTGAGCTTAATTATAAAAAAGATCAAATGCAATCCAATGCTAAAAATAGAGGTGATGTAAAACCTGGATTTATGGATAGTTAAGTATGGTAAAGACAATTAAATCTTCAATGTCTCAAGCACGTAAAAAAATGCTTGAACAGATAAAAAATAAAGAAGAATCAGAAGTCAAAAGAAAGAAAACAGCTAAAGAGAAATATAAAGAACTTAGAGAATCAATAAAAGATCCTGAACCAACTCCTCAATCTTTTTCAGATAAATTCGAAGAAGAATTAAAAAAGCAATTACAAGAAATGCTTGGAGATCAGAAAGAAGATACTACAGAACAATTTGAGTATACTGCAACTGATTTTTATAAAAAGAGAGATGGTTTGTGAGATGTGGCGGTCACTGAAGATGTACTTTACTTTGATCCAGAGCTATCATATGAGTTAACTGGATATCGACCAATTAATGAAACTCAAGGTTTAGATTTTGATCCTACTCCTTTTAATGAACTAGCTCAAATTTATGATAGAACTGGTTCATATACGGAATATCCTGCAGATTCAAAGCCTTATAATGATTTCTGAAGAGAACAATATAAACGTTGTACTGAAGGTTATACAGTTGGCAAATATAGAATTACAGGAGATCATTATTTCTTTTTAAATTTCTATAGAATGGAAGTTATTTCTGAAGGAGCTAGAGGTGGTGCAGGTCGTAATGAAAAGTTTCCTACATTTCTAGCTAAACAATATGAATTCTTTCATTATGTTGAAATGGCTGAAAGACTACATAAAGATGTAGCTATATTAAAAGCTCGTGGTATTGGATTATCTGAGATTGTTGCTTGTTTAGCAGTAAGGCCTTATATAACTAATAGAGGTTATCGTTCTTTATTAACTTGTGCTGCAGAAGGTAAACTTACTCCTTTAAAAACTAAATGTTGAAAACAGTTAAACTGATTAGACATGAATACTAATGGAGGTATGCGCCACCTACGACAAAAAGTTAATAATGCAGATACTAAGCGTGCATCTCAAGTTACTCCTGATGGAGTTGAATATGGTTGAATGTCAGAAATTGATTCAGTAATTGCTGATACATCTGATAAAATTCGTGGTGATCGTGTCGACAGATTAATCTATGAAGAAGCAGGATCTAATAAATATTTAACTAAAAGTTGGATTCAAGGTAATGCTCTTGTTGAGCTTGGTGGTTATCATTTTGGAACACGTATTGCTTTAGGTTGTGTATGTGCAGGTACTAAAGTGTGAACTAAAGACGGAAGACATATAAATATTGAGGATCTTAAGCAATCTGATGGAATTTTAGGATTTCATAAAGGTTCTTGTCTTCAGGAAGATATTGAACATATAAATGCTCCAGCAGAAAAGGAGTGTGTAAGAATTACTACTGATTATGGAACTTTAGAATGTAGTACTGATCATCCTATTTTTAAAAGAGTATGTCGTTCTAAAAGAGTAGACAAAGAAGGACATAGAGTAAGATGATTTGATTATGCATGATTTAGAGCTGACGAAGTTATTACAAGTGTTACTCAACATAATGTTATAGGAATTTGTGATAAAATAGACGTATGAGGAACTAATTCTCTATTTGACCCTTATTTTATTGGATTACTTATTGGAGATGGCAGTTATGGACTGAATAAAACTCCAATATTAAGTAATTGTGATAAAGATATAATTGATTATGTAGAATCTAAATATAGTTGCTTTGTTGAAAGACAACGTTTAACTAAAACTGGAAAACAGTATAAAGAATTGAGAATTAGAAATATTACTCAAGATCTTAGAAATATAGGTATATACGGTCAAACAAAAACTGCAAAACGACTTCCAGATTGTTATATGTCTTTAACTAAAAAAGACTCCTCAGAACTACTTGCTGGATTGTTTGATACTGATGGAACAATCACAGGGACACATAGAATAGGACTTACTCAATCGTCTAAAGAAATACTATTACAGGTTCAAGAACTGCTTCAAAAATTTGGAGTATATGGTAAGATATATGAACAAAAACCTAGGATTCAAGAAAATAGAAAAGATAAGAATCCATGATATAATTTATATATTGAAGATACTGTAAGTCTTGTAAACTTTTATGAAGAAATTCCTATAAAAGTAAAATACAAAAAAGAAAGGTTAAAGAAAATTGCGGAAGAAAGAAAAGATAGTATTATTTATAAACATTATTATAAATATAAAGGTATTCGAGAGGCACATGTAATTGATGTAGAACGTATCGGTAAAAAAACTATTTATAATATTACTGCTAGTGGAACTCATACTTATCTGGCAAATAATTTTATTACGCATAATACAGGTGGTGATGATATGGCACTTGAAGGTTTATCAAACATTTTTGCAAAACCAGAAGGGTATAATGTACTTCCATATAAAAACTATGATACAGAAGATAGAAAGCCACAATTAACAGCTTTCTTTATTCCAGCTCATAAGTTTAGTTTACGAGAAGAATTTTTAGATACAAGAGGAGTTACACAATCTGAAGAATTTAAAAAGTTTTATGAGGAAGAACGTAAAAAGCTAAGTGGTAAAGATCTACTTGATTATTGTGCAGAGCACTGTTTTATTCCAAATGAAGCGTTGTATAAACAGGGTGAAAATATCTTTGATTCAATTGCAATTGCAGATAGATTAACCCAAATTAGGATATTTAAAGCAGGATTAAAACCAGAATACGTATCATTATTATGAGATCGTTCTGGAGATACTCCTGATTTAACAAAAGTAAAAGTTGTAAGTAATCCAAATAGTAAAATTACTATATACGAAAGACCACTTCGAGATGAAGACGGTCTTGTATTAAAAAATCTATATGTTGCAGGAATAGACTCTATTGACCAAGGTTCTGGAGATTCTTCTACCTCAACAGATGTATCTGATTTCTGTATAGTTATTAAGAAACGTATATATGGATTACAAGAAGCGAAATATGTTGCGATCTATAAAGATCGTCCTCGAGATATTCGAGAAGCATATGATGTAGCAATGAAATTATTAGTATGATATAATTGTAAAGCACTACTAGAACATACTAAGATTAGTATTGTTACATATTTTAAAGAAAAAAAGAAAGATAGTCTATTTATGAAACGTCCTGCTTCAACTCTTGGAGATATGAAAAGAGGCAACTCACAAATGATTGGCGTACCAGCTACAGAAGCTATTATCAAGCACGGTCTTGAATTAATTAATAATTTTGTTAATGATTACTGTTATTCAATTGATATTGATGAAATGCTTGAGCAATTGTTAAAATATTCTTGAGAAAATAAACGAAAGTTCGATATTATCGCAGCTATGGAAATGGCAGAAATTGCAGATGAAGAATTAATGAATATACGACCTGCTGCTCAAGATAAATTAGCGAAAGAATGAGAAAATATTGGATGGTTCACTAATGAAAAAGGCTATAAAGAATATGGAGTAATACCGCAAAAGAATGGAACTCGTTGATAAAGTATATGAAATAATTGAAAAGGCTATGTGTGCATATTACACTGGAGACTTTACATTAACTATAGATGGTAATCAATGGAAATTAAGTTTAGATTTGAATCAATGAAAAGCTCCATTAGTTTTAGTCTATGAAGGTGATGAAGAAGGTTTTTTCGAATTTCTTGAAAAAGAACTTAGAAACAGACAACTAGATAGAACAAAATATTATTCTGGAGAAATGACTACTCCAGGTGAAGGAAATCAATATATAGTATTAGAATATGGTGATAGAGAATGAAGTAAAGAAGATTAATGATGCGATAGGTAATCTTGTATATGATAAAGTTGCTATAAGAAAAGCTTATGGATATTATCATTGTCGTAGAGATGCAGATCAATTCAAACACCTAGAAGAAAATTACGGAATTGGGACTCCTACATCAGTTAGTTTTACACCATTAATTAAGAAACATATTGATGTATTAGTTGGAGAATATCTAGGTTTAAATCAAGATTTAAAAGTATCTTGCAAAGATGAAAAGACTGTTTCAAATATAATGAGAGAAAAGCAACTTAAAATTAGTGCAGAAGTATTTAATTATTTGCAACAGTATTTAAAGAATAACATTATTGCAGCTATTATTGAAAATAAAGAAATTGTAAATGATCCTTTTATTGAAAAAGAAATCAACTCAATTCAACAAGATATTGATCAATCTTTTGTTTCGGAATATGAAATTGCTGCACAAAATATTCTTGATTATTTAAGACAATCAAGAAACATCGATTTAAAACGTAAAATGGCAGAATTACTTACAGATTTACTTGTTACAGGTACTTGTTACTATAGAGTAAAACCTACAGAAAGTAATTCAAATGTCAATATTGAAATTTTAAATCCCGTTAATACATTTATAGAACGTAATCCAAATTCTCCTTATCTTGCAGATTCTAAGAGAGTTGTTATTAGAAAATGAATGTCAAGAGAGGATATCTTAAATACATTCAGATCAGAATTAACTACAGAAGCAGCTAAGAAAATTAGAGATATGCAACAAACTGCAGATTCAACATCTCCTACTTATTTGGTTAGATATGTTGGTAAACCTGCTGAGCCTAATTTACGAGCTGATAATTTACATACAGGTATTCTTGCAGGACTTGAAGCACATCCAGGATGGCCTGGAGATTATGATTCAATAGAACCTATAAAGAATCATCTTATTCCTGTATATGAAGTTGAATGAATTGAAGCAGATTATAAAACTGGAGAATTAACAAGACATGAAGGAGTAAAAATTGGTTCAGAAGTATATATTACTCGTGGAGAATCAAAGTATATTGTAAGAAGTGCAGATTGTCCTAGTAGATGTAGATTATCTGTTAACGGAATGTTTTTCTTAGATAAAAATGGAGATCCATATTCATTAATAGCACATACTATGGACCTACAGGATTAAATTATATGAGTCCTGTATAAACCCCGTGAATTGCTGGAAAACCTTAAATTGAATAATAGTAAATTTAAGACAATCAGCAGCTAAGCTTAGATAGAAATATCTTTGAAAGTTCAACGACTATCCGAAAGGAGTACACTTAAGTAAGTGGAAGTGCGGGGACAAGTTTAATTTAAAATTAATTATAAGTAGTTATGAAATATAATGAAACAGAATTTATTTGAATTAATTTTAAATCAAATTTGTATGATATAGTCTAATCTGCATGGTGACATGCAGCAGTCAAAAAGACGGATATAGATTAACGACCTATATCGAATAAACAATGAAATATGATTTACTTATATATTTTAGAGATAATCTTATTGCTTCTTCAGGAGGAGTTGGAGATTGGATGGATATTTCTTTTATTCCTTCGTTTTTAGGTGAAAAATTAACAGATCGAGTTAAAGCTTGACAAGCATATAAAAAGAATGGCTTAGCATTAATAAATAGTAAGGAGGAAGGTAATGAAGGTATGCCTAATACTATTTTTAATGGATTTGATGATACAGTTAAAGCTCAAGCTATTCAAGGTATTCAATTAGCTATTCAAGCTGTAGAACAACAAGCTTCTTCAATTACAGGAGTGTTACCTGAGAGGTTAGCTCAATATGAACAGAGAGATGCTGTATCTAATGTTCAACTTGGAGTTAAAATGTCAGGTTTATTAACTAAGCAATATTTTGAAACTATGGATATAATTTATAAAGAAGCTAATTATGATATGCTTAATTTAGCTAAATTGGTATATCCAAATGGTATTACTGGTACTATTGTATTAGGTAATAAATATTCAAGAATATTTACAGCACTTCCTGAACATTATACACTTACAGATTTTGATTTACATATTGAGGATAGTTCTAAGTCTTTTAAAGATATGGAAACTGTAAAGGCTCTTAATATTGAATTAATTAAAGCTGGAATGTCAGATCCTGATATGGCAGTAAGTATTGCAACTGCTAATAGTATGTCCGAACTTAAACGTTATGTAGCTAAAGCTACTGCCGTTAAGAAGGAAGAAAATAATAGTGTTTCTCAATTGCAGCAACAACTTCAGCAATATGAACAAAATCTGCAACAGTTACAGAAACAAAATGAACAATTACAAAGAGAATTAGGTCAATCACAAAATCAACTTGAACAAAATAGTCAAGCTAGACTACAACTTGAAGCTGAAAAGGTAGCTATTGAAAGAGAAAAAGTTAAAAATGATAAGGATTATAACGATAAACTTATTGAAACAAAACAGCAACAAGTTCAAATTCAAGCTGCAGAAACAGTTGATACTAATCCTTATAATGATAAAATAAAACAAGTTGTATAATATGAATAAAAAAATAAATATTGATGTAATTGTTAGATCTGATTGTAAATTAATTGCTGTAGATAATAGTGATTATTTAGGTGTAGATTTAAGTCAGTATATAATGTTAGAATTTCTATCTTATAATACTGACGAAAATTTGCTTCCAGAATCAGTAAAAATAAGAAAGGAATTACATAATCGGGGACACTATTTAAGTAGATTTGCATCTGAATTTACATTAAATGTTGACGGAACTTATTATTATTATAAATTAGTAGTTCCACAATTAATGCATTTTCAAGACGATAAAGAGCCTGATAAATATATTAATTTAATAGATGAATTATTTTTTTTAAATGGGGATCTTTATAAATCTAATATTACAGACCAGGAAGGATATACATTAGACGAAGTAATTGAAAGTTCTGAAATTATTGGTTATAAAGAAGCATATGAATTTGTGCAAGAAAATAAGGCTTCACAAACTTTCTATTGTCCAATAAAAAATGTCTTTAGTGTTTGCAAATTACAAAGATGTTTAGTATATTTGCAACGGCAATTACTGTTGAATAACAGTAAAATATGTAGTTATGATAAATGTAAAACAGATGAAAATTTAAGGAATCGCAGAGATTTCTTATTAAGTGCTATGTATGTATTTGATTATCTAAAAGATATGGGGAACTTTACAGAAGCGCAAAGAATATTAGATAATTTATCTTCATGTAATTCTTTATGTGGAGAGGAATTAAGTAATATAAATAATAGTTGTGGTTGTGGAAATTCTATATAATGAATTATATAAAATATTTGTTCAAGAATTAATTAATATTAATATTGGGCATTTACCTGATAAAAAAGCATTATTTACAATGAACGAATTAATTAATGCAATTGATTATATTGAACACGGTAATCCAACTAATAATGAAATAATCAAAATAATTCAATATTATGAAGAGATCTAATGTTAATGTAATCATAGATAATGCAATAAATTCTCAAGACTATTATAGAATGTATAGTTCTAGAGATTTTTATAAAGGAACATCTTTTAAGATGGCAGGAGCCTGAACTCCAGACACTCATTATTTCAACGATGAACATATTATTGATTTTATATCTTGTGAAGGAGCTTTATTGTATTGTCTAAGAGGTCATTTATCATCAGAATGAAATAAGCCGAATCTAATTTATAAAGACGATATAATTGTTGGTGTAGAATCTAATCCGTATTGAGCTTTTATTATGGGAAATAGTGGTAAAGGTCAAAAAGGAGATAAAGGCGATATTGGTCCTATCGGACCAAGTGGAACTGATGGTATTACTCCACAATTAAAAATTGAAGACGGTCGTTGACTACTTTCAATGGATAAAGGTCAAACTTGACAAGATATAGGCCAAGCTACAGGTGATCCTGGGCAAAATGGAACTGATGGAAAGAATGGCTCTGATGGAATTGGGGTAATTCCTGGAGGAACTACTGGTCAAGCATTAGTTAAAAAATCTGATGCAGATTATGATACAGAATGAAAAACTATTTCTGAAGGCGGAGAAATTCCTAATTTTGATGCAGAAGTAGCTAGTGTTTCTTCAACAACTGAAGCTAATGCTAATGTAGTTTTAGAAGGAGATATATTTAAATTTAGTTTTGGATTACCTAAAGGAGCTGATGGTAAAGATGGAGAGAATGGCAAGGACGGAACAAATGGGACTGATGGTTCTAATGGAGAGGATGGATTAGGTATTAAGTTAATGTATGCAAAGAGTGGAAGTGTCAATACTCCTCCTGTTGTAAATAAAACTAATGCAAATCCTGGTTCTGTATGAAGTACAGTTGTTCCAATTCACACATCCTCTGAAATTATATGGTCAATTACAGCATCTTTTAGAGATTCTACTCTTGTTGGAGAATGGTCAGATCCTGTTCAAATGACAGGAGAAAAGGGACAGGATGCAGTAATACCAAATTGGAAAACATACGTTTATAAATTAAGTGATAGTAAACCATCAAAACCTACAGGAAATAGTCCTAGTCCGTCTGGATGGGAAGATTATCCTACAACTAGTGGAAACTGGTGGCAGTGTATTGGAACGGTTAATGGGGAGACAGGGCTTGTAACTGAATGGTCAGAAGTAATACCAGTTAATGGTAGAGATGGCCAAGCTCAAGATGGCAAATTTACAGAATTTAAATTTGCTGTAAATACAAGCAATTCAAATCCTCCTACATTAAATGCAACAATAAGAACTCCTTCAGGATGGTCTATAGTTCCTCCTGAAAAATCTAAAGATGGGTATCTTTGGATGACTACAGCAACTATTAATCCTGATGATACTCTAAATACAAACTGGACTACCCCAGTTGTTATAAGCGGAGAAAATGGAACTAATGGAACAGATGGAGTTCCTGGAACTCCAGGAGCAGACGGAAGAACCACATATTTCCATATTAAATATTCTTCTGTTGCTAATCCAACTTCTTCAAGTCAAATGACTGAAACTCCAAGTACATATATTGGAACTTATGTAGATTTTACTCAAGCAGATAGTACAGATCCTTCTGACTATACTTGGGCAAGATTTGAAGGTATTCAAGGAGAAAAGGGCGATCAAGGAATTCCTGGTACTAATGGAGAAGACGGAAAAACAAGTTATCTACATATTAAATACTCTAATGATGGAGGTACAACTTTTACAAGCAATAATGGAGAAGATCCAGGCGCTTGAATTGGAGTATATGTAGATTTTAATATAAATGATAGTGACGATCCATCTGACTATAAATGGACTAAAATAAAAGGAGAACCTGGAGTTACTGGTGATCCTGGTCCTGCAGGTAAAGACGGAGTTGATGGTTTACCTGGAATTGGTATTGAAGTTCGTTATTGCTTAGGAACTACAACTATTTATGGAGGAACGAGTACTCCTGGAACAACAAGACAGCCAACAGGTTGGAATTTAGCAGTTCCAACTCCTACTGAAGAGACTCCTTATATTTGGTTTATTCAAGCCAGAGTAAATTATACAAGTAATACTGATAAAGTTGGCACAATTGAAGGTAGCTGGAGTACTCCCACTAAATTAAGTGGAACTAATGGATTAAATGGAGAGAATGGTTCTAAAGGACAAATAATTTATCCTGAAGGTATTTATAATGTTAATACTGTATATCAAGGAACCGCAGATAAAACTCCTTATGTATATGATTCTAATGATGCTAGCTATTACGTTTTAAATATAGTAGGAACTTGGCAAGGAACATTACACAGTAATGAATCTCCTAGCACTGATACTAGTAATAGTTGAGTTAAATTAGATGCATTTGAAGCGCTGTATACTAAAATTGGGATTATCGCTAACGGTCTTATTGGATCTGCTGTATTTAATGGAAACTATATGTTTAGTCAGCAAGGGATTGATTCTAGTGGGCAAGTATCTACTCAATACCAGAATTTTAATCCAGAAACTCCTACAGGAGGTGTATTTACTCCAAATATACTATTTAATTTTAGAACTGGAGCTGGACATATGGCTGCAGGAAAAATTAAATTTGGGGATGATGGAAGTGTTGACTTAATAAATATTAAAATTAATAATGCACTTATTCAAAATACTAAACAATATACACTGACTCAATCATCTGATCCACATGTATTAGATTCATTGTACTCAGAAATTGTATATTCTCCAACCATACATGAAGATGTAATACTTAAAATAGATGCTTCTAAATATCAATTAAATATTGATGGTTCATATTCTGGTGCAATTTATAACAAGTCGGATAAACAATTATTTGTATACCCATTTGATAATGGCCATGATGAATCTATTAAAATTTGTGGATATGACAATGGTAGGCTATTATTCTCTTATGATGAACCAATTCTTTTTAATGCTTCCCAAATTTTGCTTCCTGCAGGAGGTGTAGTAGAATTTAAATTCGTTCCATCCTCAATAGTAAGTAACTACTATGTTGGAACAATTTGGGTAGAAAATACATCAGATTTTGAGCTGAAAACATGAAAGCAAAATGGAACACTACGTTCAGATCTTTATTATAGAAGTTATGATGATTATAATAGTGATTCGTTTTTAGCATGTGGAGAAGTCTATTTTAATTCATCTGGTGTGCCATCTTTATCTTCTTTTTATAGGTGTAGAACTGACTTAGTATTAACTGTGAGTCAATCTGGAAAATTTGCTGCAAATTTAGATTTAACAAGTATTTATCCTGGTAGAACTCTATCAATAACTACTGTAGCTATTTCACAACCTATATGAGATGGGGCTTTGTTAAAAATGTTTTATGGTTCTGCAAGAGGCAGAATTAATGGGGCTTTTTTAGATGTAAGAACTGGAGATGGCAAAGTACCAACATCAAGTATTAGTGTTCCATTTTTAATATTAGGATCAAAATAATAAACTATGAAAAAAAATAATATATTACCTACTATAGATCTACAAAATTCAAGAGAGTATTCTGGAGCTTATAATTCAAGAGATTTCTATAAGGGAACCTCCTTTAAGATGGCAGGAGAATGAATAACAAACACTCACTATTTCAATGACGAATATATTGTAGATTTTGTATCATTTGAAGGAGCTTTATTGTCTTGCGTTAGAAGTCATACATCATCTTCGTTAAATATGCCTGAATTAGTTCGAGAAAACGATAAAATCATTGGTATTAAACCAAATCTTTTCTGAGCTTTTGTAATGGCAGGAGTTGAAGGACCTGTTGGTAAAGTATGAGTTCCTGAAGTTAAAAATGGAATAATTTCTTGAAAATTAGATGATGAAACTCCTACTTCAATTCCTTCAACAAATATTATTGGTCCTCAGGGTCCAGAAGGAAAAACTCCAGTTCTTGGATTACTAAAAAAAGGTGATTTATACTATTTAACTGTAAACGGAGAACCTTTAAAAGATCCAGAAACTGAAGAAAACGTACCTGTACAAGGGCCTAAAGGAGATACAGGAAACACTGGTCCAAAGGGAGCTGATGGAAAAACTCCAGTATTCAAAATAGAAAATAGTAACTGGATGCTTTCCTATGATAATAATAAATGAGAAAACCTAGGTAAAGCTACAGGTGAGAATGGTGTAGACGGTCAAGATGGGAAGAACGGAAAGGATGGAATAACTCCTTATCTTCGAATAGAAAATGGTCGCTGGATGCTTTCAATGGATAACCAATCTTCATGAAAAGATATTGGTCAAGCTACTGGAGAAAGAGGTCCAGAAGGTCGTCGTGGAACTGATGGACGAAATGGACGTGATGGTAAAGACGGAGAAGATGGAATTAGTCCTATACTTAAAATTACTGATGATAAATGATATGTATCATATAATGATGGTGTTACTTGGCAAATACTAGGAAGATCTATTGGAGATCAAGGAGATTCTGGAAGAACACCTGCACTTGTTAGAAAATTTGGAGATCCTGATAATTTAACAGATGATAGAATTCTATGGGGATATTTAGGAGATCCTACTAGTGAATGGGTTACACTATGCTATTTAGAAGAATTAAGAGGAGATAGTATTAAATCAGTTAATATTAGTGATGCAGAAGGTCATTTGGAATTAACTATGGAATCAAGTAAAGTGATTACTTCTACTGGTTCTGTTCTTCCTAGATTTAATGCAGGAACTATTGAAACTGTTGAGTGAGATCAAAATCCGTCATTAGTAATTGATAAAACTAATGCTCCTAGAGAATGAGCTTTAAATGTAAAAGTTCCTAAAGGAAAACCTGCTACAATAACTGTAGTTTCTGAAGTAGAAAAATTAGCACCAGACGCACAACCTTATGTAACTGATTTAAATCCAGATATTAGTGATGCAAATCTTAAATTTGGAATTCCTCAAGGAGAAAAAGGAGATCCTGGCGATGAAAATATAGCAATCGGATGCCAATCTGATTTTCCAAATAACGAGCCAGAGCATGATAAGATTTGGTATGATCCATGTGATGAAGCTATGGATCAATATTCAGTCCAAGACTTTTTATATCATTCTTATATTGCCGTTGGTGGTACTCTCAATCAAGAACAATTCGAAGCTGCTTGAAAATTATTTCCTAATACGGTTTGAAATGATGTTAATAATTAATTTTTTTAAAACATGGCAAATGTCGTAATATTTTATAGAGGTCTAAAAGCTTCTTATAATGCTACTACTCACGCTAATGGTATTTATTTTGCAACAGATGTTGGACAAATTCTTATGAATGGAGTCGAATATGGTGGTGATTCTGACAAGAAAGTCGCTAATGTAGAATTAAATACACAAGCAAATGGTATTGTAATTACATATACCGATACTACTTCGACTACATTACTTTTTGGAAAAGCTTCTACAGTAGTAGATGGCTTAATGTCTAAAGAAGATAAAGCTAAACTTGATAGTTTAGATCCATCTGCAAGTAGCTCTTATGAATCTTCATTAGATCCTACAGTAGCAACTGTAGAGAAGCTTGGAGGTATCGATGCAGGTACAACGGTAGCACAACTTACAGGTAAGAGTTATGATAAAATCTTTGATACTCTTATCTTCCCAACAGTTAATCCTACATTTACTGCTCCTTCTGCAAGTATCTCTTTAAAGAATTATCAAAATATTCAGGAGATTGGAGCAAATGCTCCTACTACAGCAAACTTTAATGTAAGTTTTAATGCAGGTGCAATTACTTTAGCAGAAGTTAAACAAAATAATATAGCAGGTGCACAAGATGTAGAAGCTTCTAAGATCTTATATAGCTCAAGTAAAGTAGAAGATCTTCCAGAAAAGGTTACTTCAGGAGCAATGGATTATTACTATCGTGCTGCTTATGCTGAAGGTCCTCAACCTAAAGATTCGAAAGGAAATAATTATTCAACTCCACTTGCTGCTGGAACTGTAGATTCTAGTAAAGTAACAGTTACTGGTTATCGTGCTGCTTATTCAGGTTTAGTTTCTACAGATGCAATTACAGAAGCTGTTATTAAAGGAATGACTAAGACAATTTCTGCAAAGAAAACGATTAAAGTGTCTGGCCCAATTTCCGAACAATACATCTGCTTTGCAGCTCCTGCAGGATGGGCAGTTTCAAATATTAAAGACAGTAATAATTTTGATGTGACTAGTTCTTATACAACTAGTACAGTTTCAGTTACTGGTTTAGATGGTCAAGCTGTTGATTACACAGTATATTTATCTGTTAAGATGACGCAACCTAGTACTTACTATGTAAACTTTAACTAATTATGGCAGAATTTTTTGGTAAAGGTATTTCGGTAGGTTCAGGTTTTGATTTAGGTGCGAATCTACCATTAGATAATAGAACGGTTCAAGCTACATTAGCTGACCGTGACTCGATGCATACTATTCAGTTAGTAGAAGGTCTTTTCGTTTATGTAAAAGAAAATAAGACAGCATATATCCTTAAAGGGTTTGATCCTGATGGTTCTAATAGAGTATGGGAAACTCTTGCAACTGGCACAGTTGTAGAGATTATCAACTCACTTGAAAGTGATAGAACAGATGCTGCTCTTTCTGCAGCACAAGGTAAAGCTTTAAAAACTCTTATAGATGATCTGAAAGCTTCTGTAGCTGCAGCTCTTGATTACAAGGGCACTAAAGATACTTATGACGCTCTTCCTACTGAAGGTAATAAGAAAGGTGATGTATGGAATGTAGTTGCAGCTCATGGAACTACTCCTGCTGGAACTAACTATGCTTGGGATGGAACTCAATGGGATCCTCTGGGAGGCACAGTAGATCTTTCAGGATATTATACGAAGACACAAGTAGATGATGCAATTTCTACAGCAAAGACAGAACTAGAGGCTGCAGATACAGCTTTAGAAGGACAGATTACTACAGTTACCAATCAGCTTAATAACAAAGTTGATAAGGTTGCAGGTTCAAGTTTAATTTCTGATACTGATTTAAATCAAATCAGAACTAATAAATCTGATATTGAATCTTTACAAACATCTGTTGGAGGTAAGCAAGACGAATTAACTCCTGGTAATGCAGTTTCAATTACAGAAGAAAATGTTATTGATGTTAAGTTAGATCCAGCTTCAAATGAAGCACTATCAAAATCAGCCGAAGGTCTTAAGTTAGATCTTAGTGGAGTAAAAGGCTCAACTGTAAAAGTTGGAGTTGCCATTACTGGCGGTGCTGAAATTGGTGCAGATCAAACAGTTGCTGAAGGTATGAAAGCTCTTAGTGATAGTATTAAAGCTGCTGTTGCAGGTGGCATTACATCTATTACTAGTCCAGATAATACTATTAAGGTAACTAGTGAAGGTACTTCTAGAGGTTTAGCTGTAGATATGTCTAAATTAGTATCAACAAGTTCATCTATCCAAATTGGAACAGACGGTAAGCTTGATATATTTTGATCAGAAATTGAATAAATAATAATTTCCCCTTCCTCACATTTAGTGAAGGGGGGGGATTAAAATTTAAAAAAAAAATAAACATGACAACAATTAAGTTTTTTAAAAAAGCGACAGAGCCTACTACAATCGAAACTGGAAATCTTTGGTTTGATACAACAACTCAATCTATTAAAGTTAAAACAGATACAGGATATGATGTATTTGGTATTGGGCTTAAAGATGCACAATTATTAAGTAATAAATTAACAATTACCAGATCAGATAATACTACTGTTGAAGTAGATTTTAATGATATAGCGTCAGCAAGTTCTGTAGCTGCAGCGTTAGATAAAAAAGTAGATAAAACAATTACGATAACAGGAACAGGCGGGTTATCTGGAGGTGGAAATCTGGCAGAAAGTCGTACTATCTCTCATGCTGTTCCAGCAGGAGCTGCTGCGAAAACATCAGGGTTGTATAAAATTGCAACTGATAAGTTTGGACATGTCACAAGTACAGCAGCAGTAACTAAAACAGATATAACAGCTCTTGGTATTCCTGCTACAGATACTAATACAACGTATACATTTGCAGGAGGAACTAACAAATTTACAGTAACTCCTAGTAATGGTGCAGCTCAAGATATTTCAGTAACTCCAAGTATTGCAAATAATGTTACAAAAACTGCAGCTGCAACTACTGCTGGATATATTCCTAAGTTTAATAATACAACAGGAGTTATTGAAAATGGTTACTCTGTACAAACAACTTTAGCTAGTAGTTCAACTGCAATCCCAACTGCTGCTGCTGTCGTTGCAGCTATTGATAATAAGATCGCTGCAGCTGATGCAATGATTTATAAAGGAACATTAGGCACAGACGGTACTGTTACTAAAGTTCCAGCTAACGGATATAAAGTAGGTTGGACCTATAAAGTAATTACTGCTGGAACTTATGCGGGAATCAAGTGTGAGGTTGGAGATATGCTAATTGCTATTAATAACGGTCCTATTAGTGGTACTACAGTAGTTAATGCAGATTGAACAGTTGTTCAGGCTAATATTGATGGCGCAGTAACTGGCCCAGCTTCTGCGACAGCAGGTCATATTGCAGTATTTGATGGAGCTACAGGTAAAGTTATTAAAGATGGTACATATACTATCGCCACTAGCGTACCTTCAAACGCTGTCTTTACTGACACAAAAGTAACTTCTGTAGATAATCACTATAAACCTGCTAATGGAACAACTCTTATAGGAACCGCTGGTTCTCCTGTTACTGCTGGTGGCAAAGTTATTACAGGTATTACAGCTGATAGTTCTGGACATATTACAGATATAATTACTGGTACTATACCAGCTGCACCAACCTTATCTGGTTTAGGTGGAGTTGGAACTATAAATGCATCTGGCACTGCTCCTTTAACACTATCTGCATCTAAAAGTAGTACAACTGTAACAATTTCTGGATCAGTAGCAGAAATGACAGCCGCAACATCAAATACAGCAGGTGCAGCAGGTATTGTTCCTGCTCCTGATGCAGGAAAACAAGCTGCGTTTTTAAGAGGTGATGGAACTTGGGCATTCCCAACTGATACAAATACTACTTATGTATTTGCAAATGGCACAGATGGATCATTTACTGTTACACCACGTAATGGTGAACCTCAAAAAGTATTAATTGGTAAACCTGCGACTGCAGGAAGTGCGGATAATGCTACTCAAGTAAAGAATTCCTTAATTGTTACATTAAATAGTGGAAGTAACGAGGGAACTACAAAGTTTACATTCAACGGTAGCGCTCAAAAAACTGTTAATATCACTCCAGGTAGCATTGGAGCCGCTACATCTGCCCAAGGTACTAAAGCTGATAATGCAGTACCAGAAGTTACGTTTACTTCAAGTTCTTTAAACGTTTCTGCAGTAAAGGATAGCAAATCAAAAAAAGTTGCTCTAACTGCTGAGATGGAATGGGTTGAATTCGAATAAATTAAGATAATAAGGGGATAGGGATTTCCCTATTCCCTTTATTTTTAACCTATAATATTATAGGTGCTATATAAAATATAGACGCTATGGCATATAAAACAAAATTTTTACATTTTAAAACTAAAGCTTCCTATAATGCAGAAAGAGCAAAAACTACTGCAGGAACAGAGGAACGTAAAGTATTTGATGCATATATATCCTTTATTGATGAAGGTCCAATGATCTGTACTTGGGGTAAAGAATATAAATGTGATATCAGTGCTTCAGAAGTTGAAGCTTTAGTTAATGCAGGAAAAATTAGTCCTGCGACAGTAGCACCACTTATTGCAGGTACTGCAGCAGTTGGAACATCTACAAAATATGCACGTGAAGATCATAGGCATCCAGAACAAGTTAACATAACTGGTAATGCAGCTACAGCTACTACAGCTACAAATCTTGCAAGTGCACCTTCATTTATTAAGAATGGTAATTTCATAAAAATAACTGTTGGAAATAAAACCTCTACAGATTTTACTGTACCATATGCTTCTAAAACATCAGCTGCAGAAACATTAATGTATGGTAGAAATATAATTTTAGATGGAGATGTCACTGGTTCTACTTCGGAATCATTTAATGGATCTAAAAATGTGACTATAAACACAACAATAAGTACTATTAATGCTGAAAAACTTACTGGAACTATTGATGCTAATAGGTTGCCAGAAATTCCTATTGAAAAAATTCCTGCAGCTGCATTAGAAAGGCTGTTTGTAGTAGATTCTCAATCTGCCGCAATGAGTGTAGATGTTCAAGAGGGAGATGTTGTTCAGATTGGTTCAGGAGGTCCTATGTACTTCTGCGTATCAGAATCTGCATCTACTTTTGCTACTAAATTTAAAGAATTCACAGCAGGAAGTGCAACTAGTGTACCTTGGTCTGGAGTAACAGGTAAACCAACATTCGCTACTGTAGCTACAAGTGGATCTTATAATGACTTAACTAATAAACCAACTATCCCATCCTTATCAGGGTATGCTACTCAAAATTGAGTAACTAGTCAAGGATATTTAACAAGTATTCCTGCAGCAACCTCTAGTACTTATGGAGGAATTCAAATTGGATACACAACAAGTGGTAAAAACTATGCTGTACAATTAAGTAATGGCAAAGCCTATGTAAATGTACCTTGGACAGATACTAATACAACCTATAGTGCAGGTACTAATATTAGTATTAGTGGAACTACAATTAATTGTACTTATACTTTACCTACAGCTTCAAGTTCAGTACTTGGTGGAGTTAAAGTTGGAAGTAATATTACATTGTCTTCTGGGACTATTTCATTAAGTAAAAGTAATGTAACTTCTGCTTTAGGCTATACTCCTGCTAATACTAGTGATATACCAAAAATTCCTATTGCATTACCTAATCCGTATGCATTAACAATTAATGGAACTTCATACACAGGATCTTCAGCAGTTTCCGTAACTACACCAAAGATTCTTAGTACAACTACATTAAGTAGTAGTACAGTTTCAGCAGGTTATAGCTATAATAATACTGCTTCAAGAACTATTTCAAGTTTAAGTGGATTTAGTGCATCTAATCCTGATTCAGTTATTATAAGTACTGCTAAACTTACATTCACTGCATCAAATGCTATAAAGATGGATGGTCTTGCAGATTTATCTGGAACTTATTATATCTACTGCTTAAGTTATATGGCAAATGGAAAAATTGCTGTTAATGGTGCAGTATATGCGTAATCTTAAAAATATATAAATTATGAGTGTAAAAATTTTTGATAAAGCACAAAATAAGTGGGTTATATTTCCTGGCTCAATAGGTGCACCTGGTAGATCTGCATATGAATTAGCAGTACAGCAGGGTTATAAAGGTACTCTTGATGAGTGACTGAAATCAATTAAAGGAGCTGATGGAAGAGATGCATATACTATTGCTGTTGAAGGTGGATATAAAGGAACCGAAGAGGAATATAATAACGCACTTACTATTGCTCCTGTAGCAGTAGATAAAATAAATAATGCAGATACTACTCCTACTAAAGATAGTACTAATTTAGTATTATCTGGAGGAGTAAAAGATGCAATTGATTCATTGAATTCAGATTTTAATGCCGATTTAGCTACTATTAGTTCAAGTATTACTAATTTAAGCGATGAGATTGATAATATTATTAATGTAGAGATTGGCGATCAATTAAAGGCTTCTATTATAGATAATCTTACTAGTTCTGATACAGAAAAGGCATTATCTGCAAGACAAGGTAAAGTATTAAAAGAACTTATTGATAATCTAGCTAATTTACAAATTGCAGTAGTAGATACACTTCCAGCAACTGGAGAGAGTAATATTATTTATTTAATAAAGAAAGTTGGTACAGGAACTGATATACATGATGAATATGTATATGTAGAAGGAAATTGAGAAAAGATTGGAACAACAGATGTTGATCTATCTAACTATTATACTAAAACTCAAGTAGATTCTATTAAAGATACTTTAGATAATAAAATCTCTAATAATACTTTAAGCATTGCTAACATTACTACTAATGGATCTATTACTCCTGAAAGTTTGAAAATTCAGAAGAATGGTGTTGATCTGCTTGATGCGTGAAATGGTTCTAAAGAAGGAGTTGCAAATATTGTGGTTCCAACTTCTTTGTCTGAGCTAAATGCAACAAAAGACGATATTGTTGAAATTCTTGGTTATATACCTGCTGATTCTGCACAAGCTGGAATGGGAGATGTTACAGGTCCAGTAACCGCTGTAGATGGAAATCTTGTAGCATTTGATAAGGACGGTAAACATATTAAAGACTCACAATATAATGTAGGATCTTTTGCAGTTAAAAATCATACGCATACAGTATCTCAAATTACTGATTTTCCTGAAATTCCAGACCCAATTACAGTAGATGATACTTTAAGTACTACTTCTACAAATCCAGTACAGAATAAAGTAGTAGCTACAGCTTTAAATAATAAAGTTAATAATGCTACTTTAGGAAGCTATGTTAAGACAGCAGACTTAAATGTAACTTTAGGAAATTATTATACTACTACAGAAGTATATACAAAAAATGAAGTTGATGAGAAAATTGGCTCTGCGGGTGGCGGAGATGTAATGGCTAGCGGAGATTTGGCTAATAACTATATTGTTGTTGGAGCAGGAACTAAATCTATTAAGAAGTCAGAACAATTACTTTCAGATTTAGCTTTAAAAAGTGATATTCCATCTTTAGACGGATATGCTACTGAATCGTGAGTAGGAACTCAAAACTTTATTACAATGCCAGAAGATTTAGCAGAAGATCGTATTGTTATTGGTGCAGGAACTAATAGTGTTACATCTAAAAGGTTAAAAACTATTAATGGGGTTTCATTACTAGTAGATGATATATATAATGTAACTAACTATAATGTTAGCCGAATGTTTCCATGAGACGCGTTTACAGGTAGTGGAAATATAACTGGATTATATAACTATTTGTTTGATGGAGTTGGGCAATTAATACCAATTGAATATAATAATAGTGCATATACAAATCTCCCAGTTGATGGAGAATCTTTCGTTGGTACTTTACAACCGTATAAATATACTGCAGCTAATAATTGAAGTGTTAGAGCATTCCTTACTAGTGAAAATACAGGTAAAACGTATACAGGAGTATTTAACATGGGACAATCTGCTTTAATTAATTGGATTGAAATTGGTAAAGATATTACCTCATCAGAAATTGTATCTGCATTAGGATTTACTCCTATTAGCTCAAATGAAATTCCTGTTGCACTACCTAATCCATATGCGTTATCTATTACAGCTAATGGAACAAATAATTCTTATACAGGATCTTCTGTAGTTAATATTAACTTAGATAGTATTTTCTCTAAGAAGCTTAAAACTGTAACTACTCCTGGACAACCTGGAATTTTTGTTGGAACAGGAGCTTCTGGAGCTACTTACGAAGTAGATACGTTGTTTGTTTCTGCAGATGAGCCTGATGCTATTATTGTAATTCCTTCTTCAACTAGTATTTCTTTTGACAATACTATTTATACAGAAATGCAAGATTTAGGAACCTTAACAGGCGGCACTTATAAATGTTACTGCATTACATATATTAATTCTAGTATAGTATTGGTTAATGGAGCTATATATGGTAACAGTTAGTAATTATGATGAAGATTATAAAAGATCTCTTAATTAAAATTATCAATGACATAGATACAGGTAATTCTAACTTAAGTGCAGATGAGTGTAACAAAGTTATTGAATATCTTACTGAAATAACAAACAAGAACGAGAAACTTAGTAAATATCAAGCTTGCAAATACTTGAAAGTTAGTAGAGCTACGTTTGATAATTATGTTAGAGCAGGTAAGATTCCTAAAGGTCGTAAACAAATAGGATTTAAAGAATTATATTGATATAAGAAAGATTTAGATATTTTACAGGAAAAGAATTAGTAACGAGTTACTAATTACAGATCCTTCTAATCCCCTTAGGTTGAGAAACTTAAGGGGATTTTTTATTTTCATAGTAACGTTATGTTTTGGATTGATGCGGTAGTATCTTTGTACTGTAAGCTTACAACAAATAGATTTAATTAATTTAAAAAATAATAGAACTATGGAAGTAGTAGAAAAGAAAGAAATGGTACACAAAGATGTATATGAAAGCGGTGAAAAAGAATACGCTTCAAAAGGTGTAGCTGGTACTGGATTAGGCTTAATATACTAGGTCCTTATAATAGTAATATTATATGCAAAACTCCCTTAATTGCTGGAAACTCCAGAAATGGACAATCAGCAGCTAAGCTTTATGTTCCCACAATACTTGTTTGTTCCAATTATTCTTTATATCTTTGTATATTAATAATTTAAATTTTTATTATGATAAGAGGTATAATTTATAAATATACATCATCTTCAGGTAAAGTGTATATTGGGCAAACAATTAATGAAAAGGATAGAAGAAAACACTTTTTAATTCAGAAACTTAGCTATGGTGGTATTAAAATTGATACTGCACGTGCAAAGTACAATCCAGAAAATTTTAAATATGAAATTTTGGAAACAAGATTTTATATGACGAAGAAAGCTGCTGCTAAAGAGTTAGATATATTAGAATCGTATTATATTGGCTTATATGATAGTTATAAATATGGTTATAATATGACACTTGGTGGCGGAACAACAACTGGATTAAAATTTACTGAAGAACAAAAAGAAAAATGTCGAAAGAGAATGTTAGAACATAATCCATTTAAAGGAAAACGACATACTCAACTGACAAAGATGGTATGGTTGATGTTAATGGTATATTATCTGAAATGATTGATAATGTAATTAACACTAAACCTTTCAAAGTCAACAGTGGATTTCTAGGAGAACTTGAAATCGGGAGCGGAAAAATAAAGATGAATTTACCTTTGGTAAATCGAGCCTTAGTTTTAAGTCATCAAGATTTAATCGAATTAAAAGATATGTTAAATGAATAGATAGAAAGGAGTGGCAGAAATGTCACTCCTTTTCTGTTTGTATACAATAATTTGTATAAAAATTTGTTTATTTATTAAATAATCTTTAACTTTGCGATTATTAACTAAAATACGAACTAATATGAGTAAAACTAAAATGAAAAAAATTGATTTAAACGTAGCTACACGATTAATGTTACTTATGAATTTACCTGAACAAGGTTCAGTAACTGAAATGATTTCAAAGCGTAATGTTAGAAAAAAGATTGATTTTTCAAGTGAAGAAGTAGAAGCATTGAAAATTGAGAATAAAGATAACAAAATTGTTTGGTTACCAGAAAAGGAACTTTTAACAGTTGAATTTACAGATAGTGAAGTTGATTTCTTAAAGTCACTTATTGATAAGCTTGATAAAGCTGGATCTATTACTGATAATATTCTAGACTTTGTTGAGGCAATACAAAGTTAATAAATAGAAATATTTGTAAATTATGTATAGTCTAGAGCCAATAAAAGTTATACAACTAATAAGAGAGTCTTTTATTGGCTCTGAAAAAGTTTATACTCAAGGTAGTTGTTATCAATTATATTTAATATTAAAATACATATTTCCAGAAGCAGAAGCATATTATAATTGTGATCATGTTATTACTAAAATTAAAAATGTATATTATGATATTAATGGAATTGTAGATAATACATCAAATTACCTACCAATAGATGAAATATATGTTAAAGATATTCGAAAAGAAGCAATTAATTGAAAATTTAATCTATTTTCGGAGAAAAAGTAAAAAATATTCTTTTTTTATTTGGAAATTAAAAATTAATACATTATATTTGCTGCGAATATATAAACATATTAATAATCAATTAATAAGGAAAAATAAGAATTATGATTATCGATGGACAAAATCACATGGATTTTCTATTAGAAGATCCAGAACCAACAGACAAAACTCCTATTACAGATCAAAATACTAATAGTGAGCCAGAACCTGAACCTAGTCCTACTAACCAAGAACCTCCTGAAAACCCTGACCTAAATACTGGCGAGGGTTTAGATGTATTTAGTGAGTTCTTAAAAAGTAGAGGGCTAAGAGATGGAAAAACTTTACTTTATCAAGATGAAGAAGGTAATGAACAAGAAGTAGACTTTAGTTCGTTGGATAGAGACGAACAATTAAATATTCTAAATGAATTAGCTAAGCCTGATTTATCTGATGATGAAGTTAAAACAATTGAATATTTAAGAAATAATAACGCAACTATTCAGGATGTTATTGAATATTATTCTCAGAAAGCAGTACAAGACTATATTAATCAAAATGGTCCTGTAAATAAAGCTTACTCTGTAGATGATTACTCTGATGAAGAATTGTATATTGCCGATCTTAAATCTAAGTTTGAAGGTATGACTGAAGAAGAGATTCAGTCAGATTTAGACTTAGCAAAGAGTAATGAAGACTTATTTAAGAAAAAGGTAGAGACAATTCGAAACCAATATAAAGCACAAGAAGATAAAGCAGTAGAAGATGCACAAAGAGCTCAAGAGGAACAGTATAATGCATTTAAATTAACACTTGAGGAACAGTTAGTAAATTTCAATGAAATCTCTCTTGACTATCAAGATGAAAAATCTGATAGTTTACAAATTGAAGATCATGATAAACAAGAGATCTTTAGTTATATTCTAGATCAAGATGAAAATGGAGCTAGCCAGTTCTTTAAAGATTTAAATGATCCACAAGTTCTTGTAGAGCTTGCTTGGTATCGTCTCTTTGGTAAAGATGCTATTTCAGGTATTTCTCAGTATTATAAGAGTTTAATTAAGGAAACTAGGAAGCCAGCAGCTCCTAAGAATGAACCTCCTAAACCTTCAACTGTAATACCTACTAATGAAGAGAAAAATAAATCAAATCCAGATAAATCAATCGCGTCATTATGAGATGACGAATTATAAATAAACAATTAAATTAAACAATATGAGAATTTCTAGTTTTAGTACAGTACGTCCTCAGATGAGTTCAACTCGTACATATGAGGATTTTTACAAATTTTTAGGTGAAAAACCTGCACGTCTTGGTATTGTATCATCACTTTATGAGCAGTATACCGCATCGTACCTTACTGAATCTCTGATGAATATATATACAATGGAAAAAGACAAGAAAAATAGTTTCCAAAGTATTAATTCATTTATGGTAGAGTGGGACATTAATGTAGGATTTATTAGGAGAATTCCTTTCCTACAGGTTCCTGATGGCGATGGTGCTCAGGGTACTGATATCATCTTCCACTTCCCTGAAAATTATTATCAGAGAAATGACGTAATGATCATCGAAGGATCACGTCAGCAAGTTATCTTCCTATCACGTCCTGTTCGTAGATCAGATAGAGACTGGGAGATTGTAGGTAAACTACAAGATTCAGATTACAATGCTACTCTTGATGTTGAATTCTGCCAGCCAGGTATGAAGACTCGTTTCTTAACGAACTATCAGCCTGAAATGCATGAGGAAGGATACGTTAAGTATCAGTCAAATGTTGAAAAGCATCGTACATTTATTGCAACACATCGCGCAGATGTAGACTACACTGCTAAGTATCGTGCAATGGAGGACGTTTTCATTCAGATTGGTAAAGGAACAGAAAGTGATCCTGTTTACAAAATGAATGCTGCAGAAAAAGATTGTCTTGATAGCTTCATGGCTGCTCGTGCAAATGCACTGCTTTGGGGTAAGACTAACGTAGATAAGAATGGTAAACCTAAGATTTTTGATCCTGAAACAAGTGAGCCTATTATCTCTGGTGATGGTATTATTCCTCAGATTGAGCGTTTCGCAGGTAAATATGTGTATTCAAA